ATTTAAATCAAAACCAAAACCAAAAGAAAATGATATGGATGAGAATGTTGATAAATCAGATGATGAAAAAATTAACGTTGGTAATACGAATGGTAACGGATTATTCGATGATGCGATAGAATGGCTTGATAATGGCGATAAGATGCGTGAAGAAAAATACGAATTAGATAATGCAACTGGTGGGGCTTATACAACTACTATGTCAAATGGCACGAAAGTTCAGCATCAAGGAACTGCAGAAGACGCAGCACGAAGATTAGCAGCTATGCGAAATGCAAAACCAGTGCAGCAAGTGCTCAAGACTGAAAAAGATAAACAAGATGATGTAATTCAAAAATTGATACATCCTAAAAGGCATATTGATCCAAAATATAAAATTGGCGGCAGTAATAAAAATAAAGCTAAAAAAGGAAAAGGATTATTTTCAAACAAGGGCAAAACAGTTCGAGACTATAAACGCATTGAAGAAGAATTTAAGAAAGCACACCCTAATATTAGCATGGGTCTTACTGGAAATGGTGAATATTGCAGTTGTAAGCAACCTAAAAAGAATCATGATTCTGATAAATGTGAATTATGTGGTAAAGGTTGGTTTAGTGATTTAATTGATTTAGTTAAAAAACCATTCATTAAAGCACGCAATAAAATTGCAGATGAGTTAATTATTAATCCACTCAAGAAAGGCGCAAAAAGCACACAATATAGAGGCTATGGTAAGACTGAAAAAGCACCAAAAAAGAAAAGGCAACAATCTGAAAAACAAATAAAGCGAGGTAAATTGATATCACAATTGATGAAAGAAAAAAAGATGACTCTAGGACAAGCAAGCAAATATATCAAAGAAAATAATCTCGTGTAATTAATATAAAAGATGGCTCAAAATGATTATATTTATTTTAATCTTAATCTCAATAATGATAGAACAATTCAAAGCTCCATTAAGAATGATCCAACCTCTAGCTTTCATGATTCTTTGAATGGTGATATTATAACTGACTCATCAAGGTGGAAAGTGGCAATTGCGAAAGCTCACTTTGCTGGTAAATTTGATATTCCGTTATTTGTTCCAAGAATTGAAACAGATCAAGCTAATATTAATCAAACAATTTATATTATCACATTATCAATACTTGTGCATGCTACTATCGATGGCACTGAACAAAACACCACACTTTCAACAAGTCAGCCTATTATGTATGTTTCTCAAGATCAGTCACAAGTTGCACCGTCGTCTATTGTATCCAATCATCAAGATGATCCGTATTATTTCATATACAGTGTTAATCATTGGGTTGATATGGTCAATACTTGCTTTCAAGCATGCATGTCAGATTTAAATGTCCAATTTCAAACATGGTATGCAACCTATAAAAATACTGATATACCAGATCTTCAAACAAAAGCACCAATCTGTGAATTTAGAAATAATCTATTTAGTATTTATTATGATGCTTCTGGGTTTGGAACTGCACCGACATCAACCGCACCTTTAGAAGAATCGTATGATGTATATTTTGACACTAATCTTTGGAGTCTTATGTATGGATTCGCTCATGACCTGCCTAAAGATCAACAATATAAGTTGGGCGCAATAGGCAAATACAATTATGCTAAATTAAAAGTGTTTTCATCTTTTAACAATCAAGTAACAAAGGACTCAGTTGATTACATTATGATGACACAAGAGAATGAATCTATTTCATCATGGTATCCTGCTTCATCAATTCTTTTCACAAGTAGCTCGTTAGGTGTATTTCCAGAAGTTGACGGACAAAGTATATCAATAAGTAATACTGGCATAAATGGAACCAGCACGCAAATTAATTATGTGGATGTATTGACCGAAATTGCTATCCCTGGATCAATTCAAGGTTATTTAATATACGATCCAACACACTATCGTTTTTTAACACTTATGGCGAACAAGCCTATTTCAGATGTGCAAATTTCTGTATTTTGGAAAAACAGATATACGGGATCAAGATTGGAATTAAAATTATTTAATGGATCTCATATAAATATAAAATTACTATTTCAAAGAAAGTATATCTAGGATATATTCAATTTATTTTTATCTATTAATAAATATATAGAAATGGATAACGTCACCAAAGTTAAAGTTTATGATAATAGTGTTCTGCCAATGAATAATGCAGTTACTGGTCTTCATGTCTCAACTCAATTACGTAATCGAACTGTTAAAGCCGCAGGATCGTTGTCAAATGCGTCAATGAAAATTGATGTCACACCACCTTCAAAAAACATATTTTGTTCAAGAGATGCATATATTGAAGCAGCTATGATTTTTAAAATCGATGTCGCCGTTGATGCATCGACCCCAAATAAACCAGTGCTCAAGTATGGAGACGATACAGTTTTACGAGCCTTCCCTTTTACCAGAATGATTGATAACATCAATATTATATATAATCAACAATCGATGTCATCTCAAATTAATGAACATTTAGATCTTATTGAATTAATGGCATCTAACAATTCTTTCAGAAAGCGAGCAGTTGCACCAACTCAAAGACAGTTATACTTGAATTCGGCAAATGATGTTATGGCTACAAATGGTGTTTTTGGAGATATGAAACAAGGTCAATATGGCAATCAACTACCAAATGGTGCCTTTCCCATTAGCTTTACAGATGCCAGTGGTAATAGTCTTAAAGGTAAAGCATCATATCAATGGGATGGAACAGCAACTAACTTAGTTCCGGTTGTTAATGGCATTCCAGTCCAACGTGCTGGAATTATCGATCTTGCAGGTAAAACTGTGTCAATATACCTAAAAGTGGTTACACAAGAGCCTATTTTCGCATCTCCGTTTATTTACAACAATCGTGACCGAAATAATCCACTTTTTAATATGGAGAGCCTTTCAATCGACCTAAGGTTTTCAAATGAGCCAGGAGTTAAAGCTATTGCATATCCAACTGCTGCATCTGCAACTGATGGAGTTCAAGCGGTATCACTTTCGGAATTCAAAGCATGTAATCTTCATCTTGAATTCATGAATCCAATTCTCGACTTACCATTACCTAAAGAGGTATATGTGCCGATCTATAACTTTGTGCGAAAAACTGATAAGATTGCTACTATAGCTGCTGGAGACTCAACAAATAGTTTAACATCAAATATAAATATAAATAGAATTCCAAATTATATATATGTCGCTGTTCAAGGAGGTTCTGGAATTCAAAATTTACCCATTAATAAATTATCCCTTGTCTTTGGAAATTCAACCCCATTACTAACAACTGCTTCAGTCAAGGATTTGTTCGATATGACTGTTAGAAATGGGTTAGATATTAATTATCCTATATTCGCAGGTCAGGGCACTAATATACCTAATAGTGCAGATGTGATAACTGCTCAATCGGCTTTAAATCCAACTCAACTTGCATTAACTGGTTGCGGTGTGCTGCTTCGTCCAGGTATCGACTTTCCCCTAGAGGTTGGTTTAGTTCCGGGTAGTTTGATTAGTGGAAGTTTTCAATTAGATGTTAGTTATCAAAATCAAGGTGCTCCAGTTGCAGATGGTAACATTAATGTTATTTGTGTGTATGAAGGCTTCTTAATTGGAGGGTTAACTACAACTACCGTGACATACGATCAATTCACCCCTAGAGATATTGAAGCTGCAAGTGTAGGCAACTCAAATATGTCAATGGTTGGCTCTGGATTCTTTGATTCAATATGGGATGGAATTAAAAGCGCTGGCACCTTTGTATATGATGCAGGCAAAGATTTATTAGGTAATAAAGATGTGAGAGATTTAATTAAAAGTGGTGTAGCATCTGCAGGTCCAAAAGGTCAAGCAGCAGCCGCAGCAGCCGGAGCATTAGGTTTTGGAGTTAATCATGTTACTGGTGGAAATGCGAAATATGGAAGAACTAATTACTCATCATTTTTGAAAGATTAAATAAATATTATAATGTTTAATAAACAATATAATAATCTAAACATTGTATATATAATTATGGACTATGATGCAAACAGTCGTAAATTCTATTTCTCTCGTAATATTGTGGTTCAAGATATCCCAACTGCTCTTAATGAATGCAGTCGAATGATAGATGCAACTCGCTTTTATTCATTAGCAACTTATCCAGAAGGAAAAAGTCAAAGTGTTATCACTAATGACTTAACTAATTTGTATCAAGCAGAAGAAGATCTAACTCAACATTTAGCAGTTCAAATACCTCAAGAAGATAATCTTATTGCTAATCTACGAACAAATATTGAATATTGCTTGTATGTATCCACAACTGGAACATTCTCCGTGAAGTTAGTATTTTACAATGATGAAATGGATGAAGTAATAGCATCAACGGACAGTATGCTATACGATCCAGACAATGATTCAACGCAACCATCATTCGCTTCTTTAAATGGTGTCAAATTTATTCTTGATCTTATGCAACTTCCTAAAAGTGCGAAATATTGCTTAGTGCAGGTTCAAGTGGAATCTGGTAAAGCTGCAACATTCAAATTTGACTATGCAAAAGCTGAAACATTTCACACTGTCAACCTTGACCCAATTGAACCAAGTCTTTTAAAAGCTGTTGATAATGTTAGGGTTGATATGCAATATTATAATAGTAGAGGTTCATCTGGTGATATTGATGCTTTAACAATTAAAGTAAATCAAAATGAGAATGATATTGAAACATTGGACACTGGAAAATTAAATTTAACTGGTGGCACATTAACAGGAATTCTTACAAGTAGATCAATTTATATGAATGGATACTTAAAAGGTCCAACGGATGGAATGATGTGGGTCCAAACCAGAGACACAACAACACCTAAAATTAGTTTCTCTTCTGAAAACATTGAAGATAAATCAATTGTTAGATTCGATCTATCAGAAGAGACTGGTCCATCTATTTTATTAGCTCAATTAGGACAAACCTCACCTAAAGGTATTATATCAGGGTTAAAAGATATTGATGAAAGTGCAACTGATGCTGATAATACGGCTGTTCCATTTGGATATATGAAATCATTTTTATATAATATGAATTGGAACTTATACACAACCTCTTATGATGCACAAACTGAATTAGGACCAACTCAATGGAATAATCTGACACAAAATTTATTAAATGGAACAGGTAACTCATCTATTTTCGATATTGTCAGTGATGATAGTGAAATATCATTAGTTGCAATTGGAATGGCTTGCTCAGGTAATGAAGCAATTGCGAATGTTCAGGTATTAATGGGAACTACTAATAACCCTACTGATTTAGTAGCTACTTTTAACTGTCCAGTCGCTCCTACAGGGTTATTTAGAAAATTTAAATTAAATGATGGTTTTGGTTTTAAGAATTATTCAACATGTAGATTAAATAATTCTGCATTAGCCAATTTGACTGAACTTAAATTCTATTTTGCATAATAATAATATTTATTAATCATAAATATCATTATTTCCAAGCTTCATCATTTAATAAATATGCGTCATGTTCAGATAATACATATTGAGGGTGGTTTTTATGCAAGCATATCCATCTAGATCCAAGCTTTCGAAGACGCTTAATATCTTCTTTTGTCATACCTAAGTATTTTGATAGTAAATAAAATAAACTATAGTATGAAGTCGAATAAGGGTATATAATATAATGAGTTGCCTCATTCAAAATTAATCTTGTAGATGAATAATTGGTTATATGATGACTTATATATATCATGCTGGTATTCGTATGACGACCAGTTATTGCAATGTCATTAATAACTGTCTCAATGCCCTTTAATATTGGTTTTGCTACGGCGTCAAAGTCATCAAATATAACTAACGCATTCTCAAATGCTTTTATATCTGGCGTTGATACATCCCAGTGCTTATACTCAATTCTAAGCAGACCTTGCAATTGGTCAAGTGTTTCATCTTCTTCGAGTTTAGAAACTAATAGAACTGGTCTATCTGGGAACAATTTTTTATAGTTTTGGGCAATTCGGAGAGCTATATACGATTTACCAGAACCTGCTGCCCCTACTATATAATAAATATCTCTCCCTTTTTTTGATGGTATGGGCTGAAATATCATATCAGAAGGCAATTTCACAGATGCACTTCCTTTATTATCTTCATTTACCGTTAAGAAATGATTAAATAGTTGCTTATTATCGTCATTTCCCTTCACTATGCCTATAGTCTTACTGTCATTATTAAGCTTTTTTATTGGTAATAGGTTAAATGACGTTTCCATTATATATTATAATAATAATTGAAAAAAGATTTATAAAAACGTTAAAACTTATATATTCTTATCGAGCTTTACACTCATGTTTTTATACTTTTATAAATCTTTTTTCAATTCTTATTATAAATGAATACCTTTGTTGATGAAGTAAAAGCTGATATTCTCGATAATTTAAAGAAAGACCCGTTAAGTGGTTCAGATCTTAACGATATGATCGAAGAGCAAATCCCTATTACTCGTTATTCTGACCTTTCAAAAATCGGGCATATTGATGAAGTGCTCGATGATTTCGGGCGGGGCATTGTCCTATATAATTGGAATGAATCGACTGGGCACTGGATCGGCTTGTTGAAAAAGGGCAACACTATTGAGTTTTATGACCCTTACGGTAATAGCACGACGGCACTGCCTAACTTCTTACAAATTCCCGCAAACATACAACATGAAACGGGTATGGATAAAGATATATTAGGGCACCTTATCGAAGCATCGGGCTATAATATGATTTACAATAAGATGAAACACCAACAAAAGGAGCGCGACGTCAATACTTGCGGTCGACATGTCGGGATGAGATTACTCTTAAGCACTCTCACAAATGAAGAATACAACGATAGAATGAGGCATTACAAAAAACAGGTAAATCTTGATGATTTAGTCAGTCTTGTGAGTGAGTCACTTATCGGAGATACACCAATTGATAAGCTCACTGTTGGTTCAGGTAGTTATGAAGCACCCGCAATGACCAAGCAACAATTAGATGACATTCACTCACTCTATTATGATGATATGAACTTTTTCGGGCGCGATAAATTATGGAAACTAGCTAACAATAGTGGCATTAACATCTCAAGACGACAAGTAGCTGATTGGCTAACAAAACAGGAAGTATGGCAAACTAATGTATATCCAGTTAGAAATGCAAAAACTATACGATCAACCGTTAGTAAAGCACCGCATAAGCAGATTGGTATTGATCTAATTGATATGCAAAATTATCGATATGATGGTTATACGTATATTTTAACTGGGATTGATATGTTCTCGAAAAAAGGCTATGCGATTGCCTTATTAAATAAAGAGCATAATACTGTCAATGCGGGATTAAAGGATATGCTTCTTGATATTGAGTATGTTGGAAGTATCCGAAGTGATAATGGTAGTGAGTTTATATCGACTTCGTTCAAGAAAATTCTCAAAGATAATAACATTAAACAAGTATTGTCTTTGCCTGGAAAGCCTCAAAGTAATGGTCAAGTGGAAAGGTTCAATCAAACCCTTAAGCGTATGCTCATGTTAGCTATGAAATCAAGCAGTTCGCAAGATTGGGTTTCAATTTTGGATACGATTGTTAATAATTACAATAAGAGTTATCAATCAACTATCGAAATGACACCAAACCAAGCAGAAGCAGCAACTTTAAAACAACAACAAGAAATAAAAAACAATATTACCAACAGATCAACTGTTAATAAGGATGGTGTTAAATTCAAGGTTGGTGATCATGTGAGGGTTAAGCTTGATAAAAAAGGTAAAGATGGAGCTAGATGGAGTAAAGATATTTATGAAGTCAGTCATGTTATTAATCCAAAATCAGAACTATCTAATCCGAATTACAAATTGAAGGGCATCACTGGAAATAAATCGTTATTCTACAATAATGATCTTCAACCAATTCAAGATATACAAAACCAACAAGATGACCCAGAAGATGAGTATTATGATGTTAGTAGGATTGTTCGACCATCAATGCGTAAAGCGGTTCAGGGTTTCATTGTTCGTTGGAAAGGATTTAATGCTTCG